TGTGCGCGAGAGTTGCCAGTCAGTGATGTTATTGGCAAATCACCTATCAGAATTAATGCGTTAGAAATTAAATCTATTTTACTAGCCATGATTTACCTTTATGTAGAGAAAAGAAAGGGGGGCGAACCCCCCTTATAAGCCTAATTAGGCAGGTGTTGCATCGTAGTTGATTTCAACTAGACCTGCGACATCACGAACAGCCGCGCCTGCTTTTAACATACCGTTGCACAAGAAAGAAGTCTTCTGTGGAACGTAGTCAATAGAGGTCTTCATGTCGATACCAACAGCAAGACCAATAGCTTCTTTACTGTAAGCGTATGCACTTACAACATCAGTAGCAATAGTCAAGCCGCCTTCATTACCTGCACGATCTTCGATAACAACAACATTAAAGCCTGCAAATGTGTTGATTTCACCATTAACAAGTGCTTTAACTGCTTGATAGTCAGCAGAAGTAGTTTTTTCGTCAGCCAACAGACCTGCAAGACCTGCCGCGTTAATAGCACAGTATAGATCACCTGAGCCAACGCCTTGCTTAACAAGTTCTACTTTAGCGTCAATAAGGTCAGTAGCAAGAAGGCCAGTTGTGCCAACACCAACAGCAGTTGGAGAAGCGGCATCCATTGCATCAATTACAAGTTGGTCAAGTCTACGACCCAACGCGCCTGCAATAGTAGTTGCTAGTTCTTGCTTCTCATCAAAGTTTACTTCAGCCTGATCGAAAATGTCAGTGTACTCTGGAGCATTCCAGTTCTGCAAAGTTGCAGTAATAAGGCTGTGTGCAACATCCATTGGATCAACATCAGCACTGGTAGCCTTTTGATTAGCTAGCCCTTTGCCCATTGCGCGGAACTTGTAGGTATCGCCAATTACGTTATTGCGAACAGTTACAGTATCGCGAAGAAGAGATGCGTTTTGAAACGCGTGTTTTACCATGCTGTCAAATTCAGTAACAGCTACTGGAGATAAGTTAATACTCATTATAATATCCTCGAAAAAGAGATTTTAATTTAAAAGTTTTTCAAGGTTTTCGCTGAGTGCCCAATAAATTTGGTCAGCATCCAACCTAAATTTATCGAGCCTATGGGGATAGGGTATTCGATGCGCTAATTATAACACCGAACACCCATATTTGTAAACATTAACCGCCAAATGATGCCATCATCTTCTGAACTTTGCGCTCATGGTTAATATCAACACTGCGGAGAAGGTTTCCATTTTCATCTTTCTTAAACATTTCAGCTTCAACATCTGCCCACGTTAATCCTGCAGGATGCTCGCCACCCTCGATAGGTAGTTTGGCAGGGACAGTTGCTTTGACTATAGCTTCAATTAGCTTAACACTGTCAGCAGTTGTTACTAGTTCCTGCACCTGACTGTAAGTGTCTGCGTCTAGGTTGTTCTTTAAAAACCCTTCAACAGTCTTTAGTCGTTGAGTAGCATTCTCGCCTAGCTTCTGCATTTCCATCTCTGCTGAAACTTCTTCTACTGCTTGTTCCTGTGCAGTTAAAAGTTCCCATGCACGACCATACGCCTCTTGAGACATATTAGTGTCTTTAGCAAACTCAGTTAGTTCAGCAAGTAACGCATCGTCTTGCTCTACACCTTCAGGGGCAACGTAACCATCTTTAGGCGAACCTTTAAAACCACCAAACTTCTTTTCTAGTTCGTTATAGGCTTTAGCTTGTTCTGCTACTGACTGATACTTATCTGCTTTGTACCACTCTGGGGCTTCACCTGCACCCTTAATACCTTCAGCTAGAAAATACTCGTTCTCACCCAACGTAGGTGCGGCATTGTCTAACAAGGTATCAGAAGTAGCTTCTTGTACTTCGGCTTGTTCTTCGGACATATTAACCTCTTACTTTAGCTTGTTGTATTAAATTGATCACATACTTCACCACGCCCGACTCACCATTATGATAAGCGGCTTCGTAGTTTACGTTCTGTGATTCAAAGGGGGTATCGTTGCCGTAGATAAAACGAGACGTTAAATCTTCAAGGACTTTCTTTCCTTCAGGCGTAGAGAAACAGCCATTGTATGCCTTAGCAAGTTCAATGGCTTTTAGTCTCTGTTCTTCTGCGTATCTAGACTTAGTTTCCGTAGAAGCCTTGTCTATTTTATTCCAACTCAAAGTGTAGTCTGTCCTTGCATTGGTGGCTCACCAGAAGGATCCATGCCTTGCTGTGCGGCTTGCGCCCCTGCTTGCACGACTGCTTGCTTCTCAGCATCGCTTCGCACTAAGTCAGCAGGAACCCCTGCTTTATTAGCAACCCATGTACCAAAGTCTTCAAGTCTAAATCCAATCTTAGCTTGGTCAGGACCTGCATTTTGCAATACAAACTGTACAGCTTGTTGTACATTAAGTATATCTTCAGCATCCTGTTGCCTAGCTAGAGGGGACATAAACTTAATATCAATGTCTCTACCATCTAACTGAAGAGGCTGTATAAGCCCTCTACGAGTTAATATAGCAACAACACGCTTTATAATAGGGATTAATACTTCAGTTTGCAAGCGACCAAACGCAGAACCAATACGTTTTGCTAGTTCACGCGCCTCAATAGCTACCTCTGTAGCTGATCTTACAGCACCTGTTGGGTCACGCAGATCGTTGAATAATGCCTTTTTGATGTTCATTTGTAGGTCGTTAATAACAAATTGCGACAACTGCAAATTTGCACCAGTATCTAAGCGTCTCAACGATGGGTTAGCGTTGTTGTTAGAACCAACTGGAATAACAACTCCGGGGCTTATACTAATATTGTAGGGGTTTGTAACGCCATCATCAGTAGCAGTGTACATACCTGCAAGGTCGATTGCCGCTTTTTGCAGTGTGAACTCTTTAGCTTTGTTTAGCGACTTAACATCAGGCAGTGCTTGTAGGGCAGGACCACGACCACGAATCTCACCTGCTACTTTAGAGTAACGACCTGTTACCCAAGGTGATGACTTTCCGTAATCTTCAGTCCAACTTAGTGTATCTTCTTTACCCACCCACAAACAACCGTAATAGGTTTTAGATTTTGGCAAATAAACAACACCCTCATAGGCTTTGACCATAGTGTCAGGCTTGTCTTTGATTACTTTAGCCATTGATGGGGATGCTTTAAATCCTTTCCATTTGCGAGGCAGGTCTTTTGCCTTAACTTCAAATCTACGCCAGTGTGTCTCTACATTTCCTTGTGGGCCTTCCTCAAATGCAATACCTTTCTGTGGAATAGCATTGAAAACAATAGGCATATCATCGTCTTCGTCTTCATCAATACGAAGCGTACCTGTACCAATCAAGAGGTCTAAGGCATGCTCATAGAACTGTGTAGCAAAGTTAGAACGGTTGATATAGTCAAAGACTTCTTCTGCTTGTTCTTCAAGGTTGCGTCTAATGTCTTCTTCTGAAACGTCAAACTGACCTGTTTGTAGTAGTTTAAGGATACGCAGTGACGGCTCGAAGGTAGCCCAACGAGACCAAATAGGGGCTACGTTTTCTTGTAGCTTGCTCGCACCTTGTTGGATAGCCTCAAGAGCAGTAGAGTCAAAGATTTTATCCATCTTCTTCTGCCCTGCAACCGTTGTCTCAAACAAGTTACGGTTAGGCAGGAAGTATTCATACGCATCATCAAGGGTATCAGTCCAGTGTGTAGCGCGTTTAAAAGCGTTAGCTTCACGTTTTTTTAAATCTTGGATAGTTCCAAGTTCAGATGGTATCTTCATAAACTTCTACCCGTTCTTCTGGCTATCATTCTAGCAAACGCGCTCATATTATTTAGGTCTCTTTCCTCGCTAGAAATTGCTTTACTATGAACTACATCTTCTTGCTTCATGCTAGTATCAGGTTTGATGCCGCCAAGTAATGACTTAACGCCTAGCTTACTGCGAGCCTGTGCCTTTAACATACGCTCTGTTCTGGCGCGTTCTTCACGCAAACCCATCATGGTGCGCTTTTCTAGGGCTATCTCTTCAGGGGTTGGCTCTGGTGCTTTTGGTCTGCTACCCATTGTTCTTCCTCATATATTTGTACAGTTGATATGGTGTCCAGATAAAGGGGTTTCTTATCCCTAATATCTGTTTTGTGTGCCCTACACAAGTATTGAGCATGAACAAAAAACGCTTACACCGTTTGGGCTTATAACTTAATAGAATATAATTGTCGTCAATTATACCATTTTTAGCATCAATCGTGAACAAGTCAAAATCATTCGTTGACTTTCCGCAAATAATTAAGCGATTTACAGAGGGTTTTACTATAAAACAGTGCCGAATCCCCTTTTTTAGAAAGGGACTCCACCAGTTGTGTCTGTCGTTAGTGAATGCGACAAATACCTCAGAAGACACTAAAGTTCACCTTGGCTTGGGTAGGTTTAGTAAACTTGCCAGTAGCGCGTAGTGCTGACCGACCTTCACCTTCCCCTTGTAGAGCGTACTCAAGTGCTTCTACAGGGTGAGAGTATTCGTTTTTATCTGGCTCGTCAGTGTAGTGTTCGCCTGACTTCTGTACTCTACGGTAGCAGAACCCACCTTGTAGTCCCTTACGGATCATAGATGCTTTGGGTAGGACAACGAATCGTGGCTGTCCATCCATGCACATTTCTTTCATGGGTACTTCTAGGGCGGCTCTACGCTTTAGAGGGTCGTTAGTGGCTGTGGGTTGGCATGGTACACCTGCCGCACGGAGTATCTGGAATGGTGTATCCGAGTTGGCTTGGTTTTTATTGTTGCCAGAAGGATCACCCCACCCTTTGAATGTGTGATCAGGGTACTTTTCTTCAATATATCGTTT